CATTATCATTTGTATCTATTTCAGATGATAATATTTTAATTGTTTTAGTAACTGAACCGCCATTAACTACACCGCTCATATCAACTTCAAATCTATTACTTGAAACTAATGGAAAGCTACCTACTTGATTATTATTAAAATCAAAAGTTACAAAGGCTTTTACTCCTGAGCCAAATGTTGCACCGCTATTATTGTAAACTTTTATTTGACCATCAAAAACTAAAACGTCAAAACCTGCTGTTGAAGAATTAACATCTATTTTATCATTGGCTAAATCAACACTAGGAACTAATGTATCTTGAACAATGGTATTAAACAAGTATCTTTTTTGTTCGCTTATTGTATCCCCTGTGCTTGGCGTTGTGTAGCTTGTATTGGCTGAATTACTTACAATAAAAGTTTTATCATTTATTGTGTTTTCAGTTGCTACAAACTTGCTGCCTGTAAATGGCATGATTAACTTTTTGAATATTACCGAATCAAAGAATCTCGAATTATAACGATAGCCTGCTGCACTAAATATCTTGTCAACTATCTGCTTAATGTAAATCGCAGGATACATTGAAGTTTCTAATGTGTATTCAAGTTCTTGTTTGTTTATTGAAAGCCCATTATCAATAAGCGGATAAACGTAACCTTCTCCCGTTGGATTGCCACCAGAAAAGTTAACGTATGGATTGCCGTTCTTGATAACATAGTTTGCCCAACTATTACTTATTGCAGATGAACCCCAAATATGGTTATATTCTGACAAGTCAATTTCTGACAACTTCTTATCTCCTAAGTCTTGGAATAGGTTTGCCAACTTGCCAATAATAACCAATTCAAACTCGGCTTCTTGGTCGTTTACAGGTATCTGTGTCAACTGCAAATTACCACGCATTAAGATTATACCACTACGAATAATTAACGCCTCAGCCTTCAAGTTCACGTTAAAGTCAGGATTAAAGTTAGTTGCCGTTCTATTACTTGTCGACCTGTTTAAGTCTTGGATGTTTGAGAATATTGCTCTGTTGTTTGCCGTTGCTGGCACTTTGATAGGTAGCGTGTAATCTGACTTTCTTTTCTCAGGTTCTTTAATATCTATAATAGACTTATTAACAGGAATAGGGATGTTATCGTAAAGGTCAAGGATAAAAGTTTTAACCACCTGCCCATTTAAATATTGAAGTATTTTTATTTCGGTTTGCATCATAAACTTTGGCGGTAATTATCGAATGAATACTCAATAGCAATTTGAAGGTTTGGAATCTGTCTGCCTTGTTCATACTTACGCTTAACGTAATTGTTTGCAACTATGTTAACAGGCACATAGCTTGTCGAACTTGTTTCCAACATTACCACTGGGCTAACTACTAGTTGCTCCAATGCTGCTGATTCTGCATCGGTCAATAAGTCCGAGTTAAGTGTTATGCGTTCAGTTAGCTTAGTAAAGTATTTTGTTTTAAGCCTATCTGTTTTCTGATACCCTAAAGCCTGAACCTTTTTATATTCTTTGTTTTCTATCTCCACGCTTTCTGTGCTTACCATTGTAAAGTTAAACGCATCAAATCCACCCAATGAGTTAAGCCAGTGTAAACGATAGATTTCGTAATTGGCACATGAACTATCTACGTCTATGGTTTTAGTAAATACTAATTCATCGCTGCTATTCTTTATATCAACTATGTAATATGCTGCACCCACTAACGATACACCCATAAAAGTCAAGAACGATTCACCAATGTTTAACGATACTATTCCTGAGGCTGCCGTGTAAGTTGAATAAGAACTTGAATTTATTGAACTGCCTGCACTATTGTAAACATTCACATCTACTATAAATATCTCATTGCTTAAATCAAAGAAGGTTAAGAATCGCTGCTGATTTATTCTAATCTTTTCTCTGTATGAGTTATCGTTTAAGCTAACTTGGTTACTAGGCTTTAATTGTTTGTCAGGACTAAATGCCGTTTTAGTCCAATCTAAGAAATCAAATATAGCATTGCTTCCTAGCTTAGGACTTCCACTTGTTCCAAACTGAGCTAGGTTAGGATAGATAACAGGCACTCCGCTTGCATTGTCGTATATCTCGCCTAGTTGTAACCAATACTTAGCCTGAGAATTAACGCAAGGCACTATATCTGTGGAGTTGAATCCGCCAAAATCAAAGGTCACGTAGTTCTTAACTATGTCTGCCACGTTTATTTGAACAGTTCCTACTAGTGGTTGCTTAGGTAAAGTCAATCTAGTAACAGGGTTGCTTTGTCCGCTTACGTTTACATCACATAAGAATTGGTAGTTAGGCTGAGTGCTATTACCGCCACTTACGCCAATCACTATTTCGTTAAATAAATTTTGCCAATTATTAGGGCTTTCTATTATTGTTATCATCTTGTCAAGTTTATCTCTACACTTACTATTATTTGTTTACCGAATTTCTCTGCTATTGCGTTGCTCATTCTTGTAACCTCTGTATCACTTATTGCCGTGTCTATAAAATAGGTCGGCTTCAATCCGTTCTGCTTTATTCCAAACGCTATCGCTGTGGCTCGTTTTCTTTTCTCGTCTATCTGGACCTTTGCCCTTGCTCTTTTGGTTAGGTTTCTAGTTTGCGAATATCTTGAATCTAGCGGAATACCTTTCTTAGTAATCCACCTCATTAAGTTGTCGACCATTGGCTTACTTGGGAATCTAGTCCTAAAACTATAAATTGAGCCATGCTTAGTTCTTAAACCATTTACACCGCTATTAACAAAGAAGGCATAGTCATTACCTTCGATTGCCACGTAGTATTCATTACCTGCCACGCTCACAGGCATAGCAACTATTGATTGCTTCAACTCTGAATCTCGTAAGTCGACTTGGTCTAGGTTACTCTTTAACGCCTCGCTTAGTTCATTAGCCACGTTAAACAATGACCGCCCAATAAAGGTGTCAAACTTAATGTCTTCAATAGGAACGTAATCTTCACCTATTGAACCAAGTAAAGCCTCATAGTTTGCGCTCATTGTCTTCTCTATCTATTTGGTAACATATTAAGTTCAAAAATTCTATTACATTCATTTTAAAGAAGTATTCCCACTTTGTAGCATCTCTATTTGCGAGGTTATCGATTGTAACGATATATCCCCATTTGGATTCAAATCCTTTACTATCGCCTCCACCTCCGCCTCCAAAGAGGTTCTTATATGAATAGATAATTCTCGTAAGACCTTGCAAAAAAAAACCAGAAGTGGTTGCGCATCTTTCATAGTCATCTTTTCAAACACTAGGTCGCTTATTTCTTTATGTGATTTGCCATCGTATGCTGCTACCTTTCCAAATCGCCACGTCATAGGCTTTAGGAATACAGCTATAAACTTATGTAACTCCTTTTCGGCTACCTTGCTAAATGCTGAGGCATCAATAAATTGGTCGGTGGTTATCTTCATTATGTCCATATCAACTGCAAACCATTTACCGCTAATCTTTATTTTTTTTTTAATCTTGTATCCGCTTAAGTTATCCTCAATCGCTTTTAAACGCTCTACGTAATCCATAAAGATTGTATGAGGCAAAGCCTTGATTGATTCGATTGGCTGCCTTAAAATGATTGATACACGCCTCTGCAAGTATTCTAATTCACTTTCATAAGGCATCTGTGCCAATGTGCTAACGTATTCCTTGATGGTTATTTCTTTGAACTCACGCTCCATAGTATTAAATATATTATTTTAGTTTTGTGTAATTGTTTTTTTAACTTGTTGATTATGCTCTCATTATGGTATACCTTCCGCTAGGTCGGTTGTTTAATTTAAGCAGCGCAACATATCTTAAAGGGTCTAATAAGTGGTTCATGCTATCTGTCGGCTTGCCTGTTAGCTTTCCCTCCTTATCTGTTTCCCATTGGTAGGCTCGAAGTTCTTTGATTAGATTTGTGCTGCGTTTAGTAACCATTAACTCATATCGCTTTAAGGTGTCTATTCCTATCTTAATTGAATCCGCCCCTTTTACTGATGGCTTAACATTGAATCCCTGCCTGTAAAGTTCCTCAATAGATTTAGGTTCGGCACTATCGCAAATCAATTCATTGCGACCAAACTCAATAGACTTTAAAAAGTTTCCGATGTCGTTATTGGTCATGTTGGTTCGGTAGAGTAATTCATCAATCCAAAGTTTGCCCTCTGACTTCCATATCCCGATTAGCGTGCTAGGGTCATTCGTAAAACCAAAATCCATTCCGTATGAAACTAAGGTAGCATCCAAAGGTATTGAATCCACCTGCTGCCAATTATCAAACACCACACCTTGCAGGCTTCCTATCTGACCTAATCCGTATACGTTCCACCAATTAGCCCAATAGGTAGATGTGGATGCCTTATCCCTTGCCTTTTCGATTTCCCTTATTATGCTCGGTTCAAGTGCCTCGTTGTCTTTATAAGTCAATACTATCATTTCAGCATCTGCATCACTCAGCAGTTCCGTATCCACCCAAAACTCAGAAACGGGATTGTAATCTAAGTAAATAAACTTCTTAGTCCTTATTGCTAGTTGGTAGTAAGATTCCCAAGTGATGTTATTGCACTCGTTTATAAATAGTACATCCCTTCTCGCACCTCGTAACTTTGCAGGGTTATCCGCACTAAAGAACTCAATGAATGAACCATTACTAAACTTGTAAGTCATTGTAGACTTATTGTAACTAGAATCATCTAGCATATTAATCAGGTCCATTATCTTCAAGAAGTCACGCAGCGCACCCCTTCGCAAATGAGGGATGGTTTCCGCTACAATGCTTATCTCTTGCTTTGGCTTTGATAACGCATACTCTATTAAAAATGGAATAATACTGAAAGTCTTGGATGCAGATGTGCCGCCCCTAACTATCCTTATTCGCTTTCTAAGTTTGCGGATTTTAAGTTGTGCTGTCGTTTTCTTCAACATCTAAATTTATCCCTCCAAATATTGGCTTTTCAATATTGATGTTTTTATTCTCAGTCTTCGTGCTGGCGATTCTATGGTATTCCTCCTCCGTTCCAATCAGTTTGTAAAGTGCCATCTGGGTCAAAGGGTTGTTTCCATTGTACCATTTATTCCTCAGTCCGTTCTTAACATCAATCTTGTTTTTGTCCAATCCCTCTTTTATAGTGTTCAGTTCGTTTGAATCAATTTGAAAAAAATCATAAAAAGTTGATTTAGTACAAGGCAGTAAAGTTACCACATCCTCAATAAAGAATAGTTTCTTTTTCTCTATTAGGTCAAGTGCCTGTTGATAAATTTTTATTCTGTCGTATGCCATAGTTATTTTTTTTTAATATATTTGTATCATTATAAGCGATGTTAGTGTAATGGTAGCACACTAGCTTTCCAAGTTAGAGGCGGGGTTCGATTCCACCACATCGCTCAATTTAACCCTGCGTTCTTGTAGGGTTATTTTTTTGCCCTTATACATTCCTGCACCTTGTTTATCTATTTCACTAAATGATAATATTGGGACTGTTATTTTACAAGTTTTATCTATTAGGTAAATGTATCTTAATTGATTACCTACTAATATTTCTAAAGATTTAAAATACTCTTTTTTATTTGGGTTATGTGCAATGCTTAATCCTTTATGAAAACACTCGCCTGTTTTTAAATCTTTAACTATCCCTTTGTTATCTTTTATTGCAGTTAAGTAAAATCCACTTGCTCGGTAAATAGTCCCATCCCCACATTGTGTGCCATCACTAAAACTTAATATCCATTTTATGTGTGGTGCATTTTTTTTAATTAACTTTATACTAATTGCAATACATCTACTCTCTGAATATTTTGGTAAATAATCATCAAAAGCCATTCTGTTAAGTTCTAACATTTCATTCCACAAACAAGGTTGCACCAAACCTAAAACCCTTTCTTTGCTTGTTGGACTTCCATAACTCATTACTCCGTGTAATTTTTCGTCTAAGAAACAGCCAAAATGCAAAGCACTATTTGGAACTACCTTTCCGCTATAATGATGTTTCTTTACAAACTCATTTGCAATTTTACTTGGTATTACTTTAACAATTATTTCCTTTGCTCTGCCCATTGCATTATTATTAAATAAAGTGCGTTGCCATTACTATTTTCATTTCCCATTGTTTCGCTGTATTTATATTCCTCTGTTAGCTTAATATCTGCAATAGCGTTTTGTATTTGCTCTGCTTGTTCATCTGCAAGTGTAAAAGTCATTTGTTGAAAGGGTGCTTTATCCCCATCAGGCAAAGTAAACTCATCTGTCATGTCTGCTGCATTTACATCAAAGCCACCTACATCTAAACCCCAATCCTCTAGCTGCTCAACTTCCCATTCGTTGGCAAGCATATCCCAATCCCATTCACCTCCGCTCACGTTGTCTTTGATTATAAACTCTTTTTGCTGCTCGTCTGTAAGGTTTTCTGCTACTATAATAGGTACTTCTTTCAGTCCTGCTTCTTTGCACGCCTTAAAACGCATATTACCGCCCAATACGACCATATCAGCGTTAACCACTATTGGTCTAATGTCTAACATCTCAGGAAAGTCTTTAATAGACTGAACCAACTTTGCAAACTTATCATCCTTTATTTGTCTTGGATTGTTTGGGTTTGACTTGACCTCTGAAATTTTTACTTTTCTGCTTTGCATAATTTTAAATATATTATTTGCTCGATATAATACTCTCGTAGTATTCCATTCGATACTTTCGCCATATTGCTTCGTTGCTATTTTTCATAACATCTTCTTTTAACTGACTGCCTAAGTCTTTTCTTAACTCAGGGTTCTCAATCAATCTACGCATAGACTTGTACCAATCTTTTTTACCTGCCACTAAGCAGTTCTTTCCGTGCTTGCTCATCCATTGGTAGGATTCCACATCCGAAACGATTACACCTAAACCGAATGCACCCATCTCAAGCATCTTTAATTCAGACTTTGCTCTATTGAACTCGTTGTATCTTAAAGGAATCAATCCAATGTCCATTAAATTATACGCTTGTGCATAGCTGTAAACATCTGCTGCGTTTATCCTTCCGTAATTGTTATCGTCTAGTATGTAGTTTGAAGTGAATATCTTTTCGTACTTGTGCCAAATCGAATCACCATCATAGAAGCCAGCAAGCATAAACTTGTAATCCTTGTAAGGACTTTTATTCAAAGATAAGATTTCGCCTTCTATTAGTTGCAAGTCTTCTAGGTGGGTTACTGAACCACTCCATCCAATGTTAACCAACTCGGACTTCATTGCTGCAATCTCTGGGTTCGGGATAAACTGAGGCTGCTCGAAATCTATTGTGTTTGGGAAGACCTCCACGTTCTTATTGAACTGCGACACCACATACTTAAGGTAAGGAGTTGTCACCATTATAGCATCCGCTTGGCTAAAGTTGTAGATTAGTGCCTCTGCTCTATGGTTTAGCTTCCACTCTTTTTTTAAAACGTGGCTATCGCTTAACTGATAATGGTCATCAGTATCTATTATAACGGGGATGCCTAATCGTTTTAGAATCTTCCATACGTTTTCTTCATTGCCTATTCTTGAGATTGACCTGCTCGCAATAATTAAATCGAACTGCGACAACTGAGATTCAGGAACGTGGTCAATGCTCGCCATTTGGCTTACCTCGTGTCCGTGCAAGTGCATCTTTGAATGTGGAACGATTAACCTGTGGTATTCGCCACCCATTATTTTCTGTCCTGTGACTAGTAGTATTTTCATTTTATTGCATTAATTAATCCTTCAGTATTCCATAACTCGTAATATTCACCACCCGCAGGTATTACATTGGGTGCATAGTAACATATCTCTAATGCTCGCCTACATTTTAAAGATTCAGCGATGGCAAAGTTCATAGACTGATTCCCGATAAATAGCTTCGAGTTGTTTATTATCCTAGCTAAGTCTAAGAAGTTTTCTACTGCCAGATACTTGCAGTTAACTTTTTGACTGAATATTGAATACTCTGCAGTTGAACCTGTGAAGTAGATTGTTTCTTCTAGGTCGTTTAAAATAGTGTAGTCAATGTTTGGGTTTTGATACCTCTCGGTTCTGTTTACCACTATGTAATCACTTGGCATAGTATCAATGTGCAACATCCGCTCTGAGTAGTTTACATTTGTTAACTCAGGAAAGGCTAAAGCATACCATCGTTTTATATCGTAGGCAGCCAAATTCATTCCTATACTTCTGAACTTGTCTAGGTCGTAATCTACTTTCTGATTCCTATAAGGTAGTACATCATAGATAAAGTCAAACTCCATTAATAAAGGTCTGAGCATCTTATAAGCGTAATCGTTTAGCATAACATCTCCGTAAGCGTGTTTGAACGCAGGGTTCGTACCTAAGTTAGGTGCGTTTACGTTTATGTAAAGAATCGCCTCTTTGTCGTGTATCTGGCAGGCTTTCTGAATGGCAGGCATAGCGTAGAGAATATCTCCACTTGCACCCGAGTGTTTAAATTTTAGATTCATAATCTTCAAAGGCGTTGAATACTTTGTGAATTAATTCGTTCTGGCAATTACCGCAGTGAATGTTTGCAGTCACATAACCAAACAAATCTTTATGTGCTTGCTGGAATGCTAATATCTCTAAGCCGCTCCACTTCATAGCGTGATTTGTTTTAAATGTCAACCACCTATCTTTAAATGGTTTTAGTCTTTCGTATTGTTCTTGGTTCATACATTTAGGAATTTAGAAATAAAAGCACTCATAACGCTACTAGCGCACCCAATCATAAACGAATCAATAATCCCATTGCTTGAATACAAAGAATAGCTTAAACCGCCCCAAAACGCCATACAAAAAGAACATCCAAAGGGTTTAGCTAGTTGCTCCCCAAAAAGTTTGCCGTAGACGTTAGTCAAAAAATCACTTGCACCAATCCCGAAGGATGCGCTAAGTGTTGTAAGAATCAGAAAAGTTTTTAAATCTGTCATGGTTTTCTAGTTTTAGTTTTTTAATTGTTTTTTGTATCGTGTATTGGACTGCTCCGTATTTAATGCCAGTCATTACTGAAATCTTCCTGAACTCCCCAATGTCAATGTATAACTTCAAAAGTGTCTGGTCATACCAATCTAAGCTATCTATCTTGTCTTTTACTTCTTGGGTGAAACTTTGGAACACATCCTCCTTATTTTCTAGTTCAGGGTCTAGTTCGCCTTCTAATCCAATTAACAAGTCTATGCTCTCAGTTTGGTCGTTATGCCGATACTTTCGGTAAAATGGCGAATGCTTCGAGTTCCAAGAGTTGTGTGCAATCTTTACGAATAAAAATTTTAAGTATTTTTTTTCTTTTGCCTCTAGTATTTTCTCATCAGGCATATCCAAAAGATTAATTATAACCTCGTGGAACAAATCTTCAAATAAAGCAGGTGAGGCTATGTTTCTGCATACATTTCGGTAAGCAGCATCTTTGTAGATAGCCTCTATGATTTGTGCTTTATTCATTAGTAGTGTATTACAAAAGTATAAATAAATATTTAATATGTAACTTATTTTATTTTTTCAG